ATAAACTAACTCAGTTAGCTAGTCGATTAGGTTTAGCTGATTGTGAAATATTTCCAAAACAAAGAACTATAAATGTTGAGTTAGGTACAATAGGTAATTGGTTAAACTTACCTTATCAGAATGCACACTTAACTACACGTCATGCAATAGATGACACTGGCCAATCGATACCAATTGAAAATTTAGAAAAGGCAGTAAAACCTTATTTAGTTAAACCAGATGATTTCTATAAAATTAAAATAGAAGAATTAAACGACGAAGATGAAGAGTTTAAAGATTACCCACCTTGTGTACAAAACTTTGTTAAAAATGCAGTAGAACCTGGAGAAGGAAGGAACGAAGCTTTATTTAATGTAGGTGTTTGTATGTTAAAGAAACATGGCAAAGACGGTGCATGGGAAAATGAATTAGGAGAAGTAAATAAATCTTGGGGCAATAGTATGATTGATCCTAAAGAATTAAAAGTAACGGTTATTAAAAGTTTAAGTGGAGATAAGGATTATAATTATAGATGTAGCTCTCCAATAGCTAAAAAGTTTTGTGATCAAGCAGAATGTGTAAAAAGAAAACTAGGTATTGGTAAAAAGAATTATACATTTAATATAGATTCTTTTCAAAAGATAAGTACTAAACCACCTAAATATATTCTAACCATAGATAAAAAACCTGTAAGATTAAATGGCCAGCAATTGTGTCAGCAGCAATTATTAAAGACAGAATTATTTGATGCGGATATTGTATGGAAAACTATGAAGCAAGAAGACTTTGGTCTATGGTTAAACTATCTTAAATCAATACAAACTGAAGTAGAAGGTTATGACTTTACTGACGATGATAAAGATGAGTTTGAATATCTATTTAAAAACTTTATTGATGATAGCCAATTAGCTGATGATATATCACAAACACAAACTGATTATATATTTGAAGAGGATGGTCATGTATTTTTTAGAGCAGAAGTATTTAAAAAGTTTTTAAAGAAAGATGGTAATAGTATGAAACCATCTGAAGTAAAAGAACTATTAATAGATAACGGAGCAGAATACATTAGGCAACACAAGGAATATAAAGCTAGGTTGTGGCGAATACCTAAACCTAAAACAGAAAACATAAAGGAACGTAATGTCGAATTTAAAACAGAACAATCGCCATTTGACCCAGATACGCAACAAAACTTTTAAGATCTTTGGTCCTCCTGGTACCGGGAAGACTACTAGATTAATTAAGATAGTTGAAAAACATTTAAGATTAGGTGTGCAGCCATTTGAAATGGTTTATGTTTCATTTACAAATAAAGCTATTTATGAAGCAGTAGATAGAGTTTTAAAAAAATTTAAACAATATGATGAAGATGATTTCAATAATTTTAGAACTATACATTCATTTTGTAAAAAAGAACTCTCATCAATCCCTGTATTAGATCCAAGAATAGATATGTTGAAGTTTCACACAGATTGGGGAACTATAAATGCAAACTTTAGTGAAGATGATGCCAATCAAAAAGTATTTAACAACTGGTCATTAAGAGTTTATGACAAAGCTAGAAATATGTTAGTGGATCCGATTAGTTTATATAAAGCAGAACCTATTAAAAAAGTAAGATTACAACAATTTACAGATATAGTTAGAAATTATATTAAATTTAAAAAAAATAATAAGATGGATTTTACTGATATGGTAGAGAAGTATGTAGAAGAAGTAGATCCACAATCTTATAAAGTATTTATAGTTGATGAAGCTCAAGACTTAACACCTTTACAATGGAAGTTTGTAGATAAAGTAGCAGCACAAGCAAAAAGAATTTATTTAGCAGGAGATGATGACCAGGCCATCTATGAATGGAATGGTGCTAGAGTTAGAAGTTTTTTAGATTTTCCAGGCAAAGTATTTGTATTAAATAAATCATATAGATTAAATGATACAATATTAAACTTTTCAAAAGAGATATTAAAATTTATACCTGAGAGACAAGAAAAAGAATTCACCTCAACAAATAAATCTGAAGGATCTATTAAAACATATAGTAGATTCAATGAGGTTCCTTTTGATTCGTTAGAAGGAACTTGGTTTGTCCTAGGCAGAGTTGGAGACAATGTAGATGAGCTTAAGGAATATGCTAGACAGAAAGGTCTATACTTCCAGGACATGAGAGGGAATAAATCGTTTAATATTAACAAATGGAATGCCATCAATTACTGGCTGACTCTACAAAAGGGTGAGACTTTAACTAAAGAACAGGTAGGTATTTTATATGATTTTATTGAACAAATTAAAAAGGGATGGAGAAAGATCGACAACAAAGCTTGGTCTGACATACATCCTAATCAACCCTTAGATCTAGATTACTTAAAAAAGAATTGTGGTTTGGAGACTACTGAGAATGATTGGTGGAAGGTCTTGAATAGAAAATTTACTGGCAGAGACTTGGATTATTTTGAAAGTATGTTAAAAAGAAATATTCAATTTAACGAAAAAGCAAAAATAATAATTGACACAATCCACTCAGTAAAAGGTGGGGAGGCAGACAACGTACTAATATATGAGAAAGCTAATTGGCCATCTAATTTTTCAACCAAAAACAACAAAGAGAAAATGGCTGAAGCGCGAGTGTGGTATACTGGTATTACACGTTCTAAGACATCCCTACATATACTCTCTACTAACCATACATATTTTTTTCCTTTGGGGCGTCTTGCATCTAATTTCAACAGGAGAATTGTAAATGAGCAGTAAAAATATGTTTGACGAAGCATTTCCGCAAGATAAACAGATAGGCGGCAATCACTATAAAAACTTTCACATACAACCGTATGAATTTATATCAAAAAATGATTTATCTTTTTTTCAAGGAAATGTTATAAAATATGTTTGTAGATATTTAAGTAAAAATGGAATAGAAGATCTTGAAAAGATTAAACACTATTGCGATTTAGAAATACTTAAATTAAAAGATGGCAAAAGAAAAAAGTAATTGTAAATTTTGTAAACACAAATTAGCAGTTGTAATTGAAGATAAAAAGTACTACTGTGGTGACTGTTACTGCAACCTAAAAAATATAAAACCCTATGACAACAGAACTAGTATTCAATCAGACCGAATCGGATTGGAAGAAACCCGAAAGTTACCCAGATCTATCCGATAGATCTATTATAGCCGTAGACTTAGAAACAAGAGATCCTAACATTAAAACTAAAGGGCCTGGATGGGCTACTAAGGATGGAGAGATTGTAGGTATTGCAGTAGCTGCAGATGGTTTTAAAGGATACTTTCCTATTGGACATGAAGCTGGAGGTAATATGGATAAAAATATTACACTCAAATGGTTTAAACAATTAATGGAAAATGGTGTAGATAAAGTTTGTCATAACGCATCATACGATATTGGTTGGACAAGGTCATTAGGAATAAAACCAACAGGTACAATTTACGATACCATGATTGCTGGTGCATTGATTAATGAAGACAGATTTAGTTATTCATTAAATGCATTGTCATTTGATTATCTTGGTGAAGTTAAATCAGAAGCGCAGCTAAAAGAAAAAGCAGAAGAGTGGGGACTAGATGCAAAGCAAGATATGTGGAGATTGCCTGCAGGTTATGTGGGTCCTTATGCTGAGCAAGATGCAGAACTAACTTTAAAACTTTGGAATAGATTTAAAACAGAAATACAACAACAAAACTTATCCAACATATTTAAATTAGAAACTACTTTAACTCCTATCTTAATTGAAATGAGAGAACATGGTATTAGAGTTGATTTAGAAAAGGCAGATCAACTTAAAAAAGATTTTGTAAAAGAAGAAAATAAAAAACTTGCAGAGATTAAAAAACTTACAAATGTTGATGTAGAGATATGGGCTGCAGCTAGTGTCGCTAAAGCTTTTGATGCATTAAAGGTTCCTTATGAAAGAACTGCGAAGACTAAAGCTCCATCCTTTACTACTAACTGGTTACATAACTGTCCTCACCCGATAGCTAAACTGATTAGAGAAACTAGAGAGATGAATAAGTTTCACTCTACATTTATTGATTCTATATTAAGATATACGCATAAAGGCAGAATACATTCAGAAATTAATCAATTGAAATCAGACTCAGGAGGGACGGCCACCGGCAGACTATCTATGAGTAATCCTAATTTACAACAGATACCTGCTAGAAATAAGGAATTTGGTAAGCAAATAAGGTCATTATTCTTACCTGATGAAGGAAAACAGTGGGGTAGCTTCGATTATAGCCAACAAGAGCCTAGACTGGTAGTACACTACGCATCTTCTACAGATGGCGGTTTTGAGGGCTCCTATGAGCTAATAAAGGCCTATAATGACGATAGTGCAGACTTTCACCAGGTTGTAGCAGAAATGGCTGATATACCTAGATCACAGGCTAAAACAATTAATTTAGGTATGTTTTATGGTATGGGTAAAGGTAAATTAGCAGCTCAGTTAGGTATAGATATAGAACAGGCTAAAGCTATTTTAAATGCTTATAATGAACGAGTTCCTTTTGTTAAAATGCTATCAAATAGATGTATGGCTACAGCAGATAAAAAAGGTTGTGTAGTAACGATTAGAGGCAGACACTGTAGATTTGATCGTTGGGAACCTAAAACTTTTGGGATACATAAATCCATGACTAGAGAAGAAGCAGAATCTAAATATGATAGAGGTATGATTAAAAGAGCTATGACCTATAAAGCTCTTAATAGACTTATCCAAGGATCAGCAGCAGATCAAACTAAACAAGCGATGATAGACTGTTACAACAACGGCCACCGGCCACTCCTACAAATACATGATGAACTATGTTTTAATGTTAATGGAGATAAAGACATAAAAGAAATACAACACCAAATGGAGCATTGTTTAGATGATGTGCCATTGAAAGTGCCTAGTAAAGTTGATATAGCACTAGGAGATAACTGGGGTGAAGCAACATAATGAGACACAATTGGTTTAATTTAGTTTTTCTTTTTTTAGTTATTATGTCTGTATCAATATTAATAAACATTTTAC